ATACAAGGCCAGCAAGCTAACGACTTGAGGCTACAGGCTGCATTACAAGGCATAAACCTTGACCAGGCTAACCGCGCTTCTGCACTGCAAGAACAAGCCTACCTACAAGACCGACCGCTTAATTTGATAAATGCCCTACGCGCAGGAAACCAAGTACAAGCCCCGCAGTTTCAACAGTTTGCACAACAGGCAACCACACAAGGGCCTGATATGCTAGGCGCTGCACAGATGGGCTACAACGCACAAATGAACGCATACAACGCTGACCAAGCCGCAGGCAGTGGGATGTTTGGTGGTTTGTTTAATATTGGGATGGGACTTGCTGGACTGCCTGGTGCTGGCGGTTCAATGATTCAAGGGGCTAGAGGGTTATTCCGATGAGAGACTTTGACCTAGAACAACAACTAATAGACGCACGACGCAGACGCTACGGCGAACAAGCCCAAACACAAGCCCCGCAAGGCAGGATGGTAGGGGGTAGATTTGTTGCGCCCAATGCGCTTGAGTATTTAGCCGCTGGACTGCGTGGCTTTGGTGGTATTCGTGGTCAACAAATGGCAGAAGATGAGCTAAGACAGCTACAAACTACACGACAGCAAGCTGTAGCTGATGCCTGGCGTGGGTTTAATGAAAACATGCAAGGGACACCGGAGCAGGTTATACCAAACCTTACGCCAGTGGACGACGAAGGCAACCCAATGCCGCAAGCGATTAAACCCGCCCAACCGCAAAACATACCCGCAGCGTTTCGCGCACTAAGCACTTCGCCTGATGCTGCAATGCGTCAGTTTGCCCAACAGGGTGCGATGCAATTTGCACAAAAAGCCGCAGAACAGCGTCAAGCCGAACAAGACAGACAGCGGTATTTAAGCATTTTGGAAAGCACAAAAGACCCGCAAAAAGCAATACTGGCAGGAGTGCCGAGGCAATTTGTCGTTGAGTATTTTGAATCGCCGAACATTGGACGGTCAGAGGTAGCGCGAACGGTAGAAATAACGGGCGCAAACGGTGAAAAGCTAATACAGCAACTAGATAAAGCTGGCCAGCCAGTAGGTGCGCCTATGCCTGCCTACACCTCGCCAATGCAAATTAACACTGGTGGCGCTATTGAACTGGTAGCACCTAAAGCAGGGCAGCGGTTTGCTGTTGGCATGTCGCCGTCAGAACGTGACGCAAGCGCACGAGGTTGGGCTAATGTAAGACAAGGGCAAGAAAGGCTAGAAATAGACAAAACAAAAACTACGCCGACCAGCAAACCATTGCCAACATCAGCATTAAAAATGCAACAAGAAGCACTAGATGCGATAGGGGTAGTGGGTAGCGTAAATGCAGATTTAAGTGCGCTAGAAAAACAAATTGAGAGTAAAAAATTAGGTTTTGGGCCAATAAGTAATGTTGTTAATGTTGGTCGTAACATTGCCGGGGTATCTTCGGAGGAATCGCGTAATTTTGCAACTTTCAAAAGCAATATGGAGCGACTAAGGAACGAATCTTTAAGGTTAAATACCGGAGTTCAAACAGACGGGGACGCTCAACGCGCATGGAATGAATTATTTCAAAACATTACCGATACAAAATTAGTAAAGCAGCGTTTGCAAGAGATACAAAGAATCAACAAACGCGGCGCTGAATTGCAAAGATTAAAAATAGATCAGATCAGAGGTAATTACGGTTTAGAGCCGTTAGACGTTATGCCGCAACTAAATCAACCCCCGGCATTGCAAGGCGGGGCAAATTCACGACCCGATCAAGCTACACCGCCAAGTGAATTATTTAATGCTGCTGATGCAATTTTGAACAGGGGCAAAAAATGAGCGCAGAAAAATACGCTCAGTGGATAGTCGAAAATCAGGACAAACAAGGTACGCCTGAGTTTGAAACTGTTGCTGCTGCTTATAAAGCCGCAAGGAATCAAACGCCACAAGCCCAACAAGCTCCACAAACACAACAAGAACCTAGCCTATTACAAAGACTAGGCAAAGGTGTTGCTGATTATGCTCGACGTTCTGTATCTGAAAAATTAAACCGTGCTGCTGGCGCTGTTGAAGGTGCTGGCTCAATTGGCGCTACATTGCTAACCCCTTATGATTTGTTGGCGGGGAATACTCAATCTATTGGAAATCCTGAACGCAGACAAGCAATAGAAGAAGGTTTGCGATCAATGGGCGCAGACCCGGAATCAGCGGCTTTCCAAGTCGGGAAAATAGGCGCTGAAATAGCGGGAACCGCTGGCGCTGGTAGTGCGCTTGCCAAAGGTCTTGGAATAATACCCGGTGTGGCTTCACGCGCACCCGCTCTAATAAACGCATTAAGAACGTCAGGCATGACGACTGGTGCCGCCCCTGTTACGACTGGAGCAAAAGCCGCTGATTTAGCTTTGAGAGCAGGAGCGGCAGGAACAACTGGCGCACTGGCGGGGGGGATGATTAACCCAGAAGATGCGGGAACGGCGGCGGCAATTAGTACAGCTATTCCGGTGGTTAGTAAAGTAACAGGAGCGGCTGGTTCTTATTTGGGGCAGAAAGCTGCCGCAAAAAATGCCGAAAAATTGGCAAAATTTGAACGTGAATTGCCAATGCGCGAAACCGTAAAAGCTGCAATAGATGCTGGTTATGTTGTTCCACCTAACTTAGTAAGCCCATCAACAAAAAATGCGTTAATTGAATCTTTTTCTGGAAAACAAGCCACATCACAATTGGCTTCGGTAAAAAATCAAGATATAACGGAAAAATTAACACGTAGCGCTTTAGGTTTGCCTGATGATATGCCTTTAACAAAAGGAACGCTAGAAAAACTACGATCAACAGCCGGGAAAGCGTATGCAGAAGTTGCGTCTATATCCGACCAAGCTAAAATTGATTTAGAGTTATTGAAACAGGCCAGAAATGATGCTCAAGGCTGGTTCAATGCTTACAATAGATCGGCAAGCCCTGATGATTTGCTAAAAGCTAAAAACTTCAGGGACATGGCTAATACATTAGAAAATAACCTTGAAAATTATGCTGCTCAAGCTGGCAAAGAAGATTTAATCCCGGCGCTTAGAGAAGCAAGAAAACAAATTGCAAAAACTTACACTGTAGAACGAGCTTTGAATGAGGCAACAGGTACAGTAAACGCTAGGGTACTTGGCAGAATTTACGAAAAAGGAAAACCCTTATCTGGAGAACTTGAAACAGTTGGAAGATTTGCAAGTGCTTTTCCTTCCATAAACCAAGCTGGTCAACAAATGGGAAGCCCTGCGGCGCATAATCTCAGGGCTATGGGTTCTATTGGTCTTGGAACTGTTGGCGGCCTTGGTGCTGGAGTACCGGGGCTTGCATTGGCGGCGCTTCCTTATGCTACCGGGGCGGCTTCTAGGTCTTTGATGTTTGGAAAAGGCGCACAAAATGCACTTGCTAATCAAATAGCGCCAAGTGCAGGCAATATTCCGAATCAATTACTAATTGACCTTTTACGCGCTGGTCAATTAAGCGCACCCGTTATTGCCGCCCAGTAAATGAACACCAAAACTGATATATGAAAGCGCAAATGGCAAAGAAAATGAGCTTGATGATTAAAAAGTCAATAAAATCCATAGGCGTATTGTAAAGGAAAGCAAGATGGCACGTAACGGCAGTGGAACCTATAACCTACTCACAAATAGCTGGAACCCGGCAACAAACGGGAATTCAGCTACTGCGGTGGACTGGCAAAACCTAATCAATGACATAGCCGCAGCACTTACTCAATCTTTGAGTGCAGACGGTCAAACGCCCATAACGGGAAACCTAAATGCTGGCAACAACAAAATAACCGGATTGGCGGCGGGGTCTGCGACTGGTGATTCGCTACGATGGGAACAGCTTTTCAGCCAAGGACAGCCTGCTAACTTGGCGAGTGCCGCCACTACGGACATTGGCGCACAAAATACGGTACTACTCAACATTACCGGAATGACAAGCATAACGAGCTTCGGAACGAACTACAACGGGCCACGTTACCTTAGATTTGACGGAGTTCTGACCCTTACCCACAACGCGACAACTCTGATATTACCGGGTGGAGCAAATATAACCACGGCGGCGGGTGATAGTGCAATTGTAGTACCGAATGGAACGCCTGCTAACGGGTGGCGAGTATTAGGATATCAAAAAGCCGATGGCACTACTATTGCGACATCAAAAATACAGCCTATTTCGGCTTCTGTTTCTGGTAATGCGCTGACCATTTCTGCATCATCTCTGACCCTAGACTTTAGAAGCACAACATTAGGCTCTGGAACAGTAACGACTGTTACGGGAACGCCTGCTACTTTGGTCATTTCGTCAGGTTCTACGCTCGGCACTACAAACGGCGCACAGTCAGATATAGTCGTTCTAGCAATTAACAACGCTGGAACGATTGAGCTTGCGGCGGCAAACCTTGCAGGCGGTACGCAACTCGACGAAATTAACCTGGTCACTACTACGGCAGAAGGCGGGGCGGGTGCGGCAGATAGTATAAATGTTGTTTACTCCACCACTGCTAGAACAAACGTAGCTTACAGGGTTCTTGGTATTGTTAGAAGCACTCAAGCAACGGCAGGAACATGGGCGACTGCGCCGAGCCTAATACAGGGTTCAGGGGGTAATAACATTATTGGATTAAGCGGTCAACTTGTCGGGTTTCGGAATAAAATCATCAACGGCGCTATGGCGATTGACCAACGCAATTCTGGCGCATCTCAAACTTTCACGGCTGGCGCGGCGTTAGCGTATTGTATTGACAGGTTCTACGGATACTGTACTGGCGCTAACGTAACAGGGCAGCAGGTTGCTGGAACCGCTCCTAACCAGTTTAATTACCGATTTACAGGAGCAGCCAGCGTCACAAAAATTGGTTTTGCCCAAAGGATTGAAGCCGCAAATTCTCAAGATTTGGCGGGAGCTACGGCAACTTTATCGGTTGACTTGGCAAATAGTTTATTGACGACAGTTACTTGGACGGCATGGCGTGCAAATAGCACTGATACGTTTGGTACATTAGCCTCACCCACGCGAACACAAATTGGGACGGGAACATTTACCGTTACCGGAACCTTAACAAGATACAGCGCCCAAATTAGCGTTCCAGCGGCGGCAACAACTGGAATAGAAGTCGAATTAAGTGTTGGGGCACAAACTAGCGGAACATGGACTATTGGGCGGCTAAAATTGGAACCGGGGGCGTTTGCTACCGCTTATGACTACACGCCTATAGGTGTAGAACTGGCTTTGTGTCAGAGGTATTATGCAACCATTCCGGCAGGAGCCATTGCCGCATCAGCTTATTTGTTATCTGCTGCTGGGAATGGTTTGTACTGGACAAGCCAAACTCCTGTTCCAATGCGAGTTTCACCAACAATAGACGCAACCACATTAACGTATTCTGCGCTTAATTGTTCAGCGAATCCGTCATTTTCAGCCGCAAGTAATTCTGGTATTTTCGCGTCGGTACTCTCCGTAGGTACAGGTAATACGCAATTTTCTGGAATAAGCGGGACACTAAGACTAAGCGCGGAGCTATAAATGTACAAACTGACCAACACACCCAGCATTCTACGAACCACGGACGGTTCTTTTATTCCGGCTGACCCCGCCAACACTGACTATGCTGCCTATCAATCATGGCTTGCCGAAGGCAACACGCCGGAACCGGCTGATGCTCCACCCGTTCCTGTCATTACCAGCGTCGAAATGCGCCAAGCACGGTTGGCGCTACTTGAACAAGGATTACTAACGCAAGTCAATAATGCAGTCGCAACAATGCCGGGGGAGCTGGGCGATAAAGCGCGAATTGAATGGGAATTTTCCAACGCTGTTAGGCGAGACAAACCACTTGTTCAGGTTGTGGCTGCGTCACTTGGGCTTACATCTCAACAAATCGATGACTTATTTGCACTAGCAGCGACACTATGAAGATCGCTTTTATCTATGGGAAAAAGCCCAGTAGCACGCTGACCAAGATATTCACCGGGTCAAGTTGCTATCACGTAGGCTTCACTGACGGCGTGAAGTTTTGGGACATGCACCTAATCCGTAGGCGTAGATTGTGGTCTATTTACAACGACAAGAAAACCGTTTTAATCGAAGCGCCCGTATCTATAACCGCTGAATATCTTGACCACAAACTCGACACTGACGAAGCCAGATACGGAGTGATTGATTACATACTATTTGGTCTGAGACCTATTTACCATCTTTTCGGGAAAAGTACCCGTAATGCCGGGGGCGTGATTTGTTCTGAAATGGTTGCAGATGATTTGAATGCAAACGGCTGGCGTTACACTTTCAAAGAAGTGCCTAGTCCGGCAGATATAGAATACGCTTTGGGTGGGAAAAGGGACTTATGGAACAACAGAGATTAACGGTACGCTACGAGGTGCCAATAACCTGGCTAATAGGCGGGTTTGGGGTGGTGGCTTCTTCTCTGTTTTATGCCGGATGGCAAGCATCCGACCTTAAAACACAGCTAGAAAGCGCTGTAAGATTAGGAAAAGAGGTTATGCAAACTCAACAAGCCATGTCAAAAGAACTGATGGAGCTGAAAGTTAAAGACCAGATTATTGACGCTAAAATTGTGCAAATTGAGCAAAGATTAGTGAAGGTGGAAAAATGACCTATTTGATTAGCTTTTTTATTGTTGCTGGAACCATGACACAACCTGTTTTGACTGTTCACGGCTCACAACAAACCTGCGAACTAGCCAAGGCCAAGTTATTAAAAGACATGCCCAAAGAGTACAAGATCGTGGCTTCTTGCATCGACAGATGATAGTCACGCTCAAACGCGGACAGAGTACAGAGCAAGGTACGTTCGGACGTTTGTTGTTTGGCGACAACACATTGCACACAATAGAATTGCCTTGGCGAGAAAATCAAAGGCGGGTAAGCTGCATACCCACTGGAGTTTACCAGTGCGCCTTAGTCAATAGCCCAAGATTTGGTCGGGTTTATGAGGTGAGAAATGTCCCAGGCAGAGACCATATCTTAATACATGCGTCGAATTTGGCGGGGGATGTGAATAAGGGATGGGTAACTCAATTACACGGCTGCATAGCCCCATGCGAGAGACTAGGCGCAATCAAGATACCCGATGGTCGCATGCAGAAAGCGGGGCTTGTTTCACGCCCTGCACTTAGAAAGCTGATGGATTGGGCTGGCGGTAAAAACTTTACACTGGAGGTGATATGTTAAGCGCAATTTTAGCTATTTTAGGGTCGAGCACGGTCGGTAGTTTGATTGGTGGCATATTCGCTTTCCTGAATAAAAAAGCCGACATTGAGATCAGACGACTTGACCAAGCCCACGAGCTGGAGCTGAGAAAAGAAGATAGAGAGCTGGCCAAAGTCGAAGCCGAGGGCAGGCTACAGGTGGCCGTCGCAGAGGCAGAGGGCAGCATAGAATCAGCCAGAATGACGGCTATCGGACAAGCGCACGCAGCGGATAATTTGGACGCTGAGACGGTTAAAAGCGCAGGCGGGTGGGCGTGGTTGTTGATATTAACGGATGCTTTCAGGCGCTTGATACGGCCAAGCCTGACGCTGTTATTAGTAGGCATGGCGTTATACTTAAACTGGCTATTAGTCGAACGCTTAGGGGCTGGCTGGGAAACCCTGAGCATTGACCAAAGATATGACGCTGCAATGCAAGCTTTTGCCTGGCTTACCGGGCAAGCTTCGGCTGTACTTGGTTACTGGTTTGTCAGTAGAGGGCAAAGCAAGTAAACTGACGTTTTTTCACTCCTGGCTGGCCTGTCCAGCAATTCGCCCGGCCTAGTGCCGGGCTTTTTTTTACCACAAAAAAGTGCTTGCATAGTCTTTGTGAGTGTGTATAATACTAATCATTAACAGGAGATTATATGAACCCATACACCGGACACAATGTTGCAGAAGCCACTGGCGAAATGATTTTTTTCGACCAGATGACACCGGAGCGCAAGGCAATAGCCGAGCGTTTACTTAAAGCAATGAAACAGTACCACAACAACGGCACTGGCGCGGAGAATGTCGCGGCGGCGCTTGAGGCGCTAGTTTATGGATACTGGCAGCCAAAAATCGAAGCAGAACAAGAGCGAGTACACGCATGGAACGGGTGGAATCATGAATAGCATATTCAAATACGCAGTAATTTTCAAAGACGAGCGCATAGACATTGCTGGCTTCGGCAATTACAGCATAGAAACACTGGTTTCGGTCATTTTAGAGGGTAATGCTGACACGAGTTACCAGTATTTGACGGACTGTTTGCAAGAAAGATTAGAAGAGTTGAGGGTGAAATGATTGAATTCGGAAAATTCAAAGGTAAAACAATAGAAGAGGTGATAGAAATAGAACCTTCATATATTGTTTGGTTGCACGGCAAAAATCTAATTGAGATTGATGATGAGACGCTACGCAAAGCAAAAAACGCACAACGTGATTACTATTTAGAAAGCATAGCATTTTCGTGCCGTCACGAAAATGGTGGCGATAGAGATTAAGGAGAATGAAATGATAGGACGCATTTTCATGGAAGTTTTAACCTGTGGGCTGGCTGGCGTGTCTTTTGCGGCTTTGCTAATTCTTTCTTTTGGCCTGACTTATGAGCAAGTGCAGGCTATTTTTAACGCATTGGGGGCATAAATGACAGACAACATTATTCGCATGGCGCAAGAAGCCGGAGCCATGACGGGAACCGGGTCAATACAGTTTAGACTTGACGGCTCGCTTGAACGCTTCGCTGAATTACACGAAGCAAAAGTACGCAAAGAGTGTGCGGAGTTATGTAGAGCAGAAGCAAACGGACGAAGCCCACTTGCTTTCGATGCTTTACATGAATGTGCTGATTTGATCTTGGAAGGGTATGAAGAATGACTAAAGACGACGTTATTAGTATAGCGCGTGAGGTTTGGGGCGATGGTTCTGGCAAGCCTTGGAGCGAATCGGCATTGCTGCACCTTGAACGCTTCGGTGAATTACTTGAAGCAAAAATACGAGCAGATGAGCGTGAGGCGTGTGCTGCACTTTGTAGCGAAGTGGCTGCTGGCAGAGACGCTGAAGATATTGAGGAAGCCATACTAGCAAGGGGTAAAAAATGACTGACATCAAAGAGTTTTTCAAGCTGTACTTTCCAGCATCAAAATTTAGACGAGCCTGGCAAAACGGTATTGCTTTTTTTGCACAAGACGGCGACCAGGCTGAACTCGACGCGCTTGAAGCCACCATAGACGACTTGGAAAGACAGCGGAGGATTATTTCACAACAATTAACATTTGTGAGATGGGAGCTGCACCGTAAAAAATATTTGAAGGGACAGGTTGATTTAATAGATTAAGTGTGTATAATTATAGCTTTACAAGGAGAATGAAATGTTTTTAACAAGAGATAAAGAAATAGCTGAATTAAAAGAACGGTTAGATGCACTAGAAAGTAACGTATCTATATATCCAACCAAAAATATTGGTTCTTATTTGGTAAACCAAGTACCCATAAATCAAGTGGTACAAGCAATAGTAAACCATTTGCAACTGGATATTGTAGCCGTACTGCCTACATATAGAAAAGTTGAGTTAAAGGCCAAACAGGTGCCGCCTACCACTTCTACAGGAGAAATCAAGTGGAATGGCGGCCTATAAAAACAGCACCTAAAGATGGTACATGGGTTCTTTTGAGAGGAGGAAAACCAAGAGAAGGTTTTTTTTCTTGGGAAAAAATTGACGGTGACGACCGCCCCGTTGTCGCCAAGTTTATGACCGATTATTGGGATGGGTACTGGACTTATGCGTATTGGGATTCCGGCTGGAATTCAACATACGATAACCCTACCCATTGGATGCCACTACCTAAACCAGGAGAAATGAAATGTTGATACCAATACCGAATTTTCCGACAAACGAAAAAGAAGGGGTCACGTTGCGCGATCTTTCTGCTTTTTTATTGTTACATGCTGTAGTAACACACGGAGTGTCGAACGATAAGTCTAATGATGAAATAGCTTACGAGTGCTACAAAATGGCAGACGCTATGATGAAAGCAAGGGAGCCAAAACAATGAGCCAACAGGAATTTTTAGAAACAGTGATGAAAGAACGGGAGTATTTAGACATGAAAGCAGCAGCCGCATTTGTACGCGCCCAGGCAGGATTCGGCGCAGCACTGAAAACAAGCGAAAACCCGCATTTTCGCAGCCGATACGCTGATTTAAGCGCTTGCGTTGAGGCTGTAATTGACAGCTTGCACAAAAACGGCTTTGCCCTGATGCAAAAAACCCACGAGTGCGAATCTGGCGTAGCCGTGGAAACAATACTAATGCACGAAAGCGGTGAACAGATCAGCGGCGGGATTTTGCGCGTACCAGCCAGCAAGCAAGACCCGCAAGGGTACGGCTCGGCTTTAACGTATGCGCGACGTTATAGTTTGATGGCAGTGTGTGGTATTGCGCCCGAAGATGACGATGGCAACGCTGCAAGCAAGCCCAAAAAACCGATGCAAATACCGGCTAACACTGCCGGACAGGATTACCTGGAAAAGTGCAATGAACAGGAACGCGCCCTGATTCTTGATTACGCAATGGAAATAGAAGGCGCTGACGACCAAGGCGCTTTTGAAACATACACCAAAGCCAAGGCAAAGCTAGACACAGATCAACAGGCGGCGCTATGGTCAAAAGTAAGCAGTAAAAAACGGTCGGCAATTAAAAAAATCGGTCAACCAAAACCATGGCAGCCTGGTTATGATATTTAGGCTAGTACATAACTTGGCGCGTGAAAACGCTGTAAACGCTGTCAGGCAAGCGCCCGATGGCTGGGTGGTGAAAGTGACAGAACCGACGCGCAGCCTTGAGCAGAATGCGTTATTACACGCTGAATTGCAGGAACTTGTCGGGCGTAAATGGTGCGGAATGACATTAGACGTTAGGCAATGGAAACGCTTAATGACTTTGGCATGGATGCGTGCTACTCAACAAGGCGGGGTTTTGTATGTTCAGTCGGTAGATGGTCAGGGTATGGACGTTATTTATCAGAGGACTAGCACCATGAGCAAGGCTGAAATAAGCGAACTGATTGAGTATATAAAAGCATGGAAGGCTGAAAATGTACCGCAACAAGAAATTACTTGAAGCTTGCCGTGAAATGCCATGCCAACACTGCGGTTCGGAAGATGGCACGGTCGTAGCGGCACACTCGAACCAACTCAGAGACGGAAAAGGAAGGGGGATAAAGGCGCATGATTACCGGGTGGCGGCTTTATCGTCAAAAGTAAGCAGCGGGAAACGTAGCGCTATTAAGAAAATAATAGCAGCCAAGAAAATGGCGACGGAGATTGTTCCATGAATGACGAATTTCAAAAAGTCGTAATTGACCCGCTTTTGCAACAGGAAAAGGAAATAGGTGACGATATTAAAAACTATCGACTATGCCCGATTTGCCTAGAGTACGTGCGTCGTGATGAGTATGTGTCTCACACAAAAAAAGTTCATGGCTACGACATTATTGATATAACAGAAAGTAAATAAATGATGTTTCGTTTAGTCCACCAGGCTGCGCGAGAAAACGCCATCCAAGCTATCAGGCAAGCGCCTGATGGTTGGGTGGTGAAGGTAACGGAACCGACCCGCAATCTTGAGCAAAACGCGCTTTTACACGCTGAATTGCAGGAACTTGTCGGGCGCAAGTGGTGCGGTATGAAGCTAGACGTTGAACAATGGAAGCGCTTAATGACAAGCGCTTGGTTACGAGCTACTGGCGGCGGCGCGGTATATGTTCAAGCCGTGGATGGTCAGGGCATGGATGTTTTGTATCAGCGTACTAGTACCCTGAGTAAGTCGCAGATGACAGATTTGATTGAATACATAAAAGCATGGAAGGCAATGCAATGTACAGAAACGAAAAACTTTTAAGAGCATGTAGAGATTTCCCATGCCAAAATTGCGGTGCGGAAGATGGCACGGTAGTGGCGGCACACTCGAACCAACTCAGAGACGGCAAGGGGAGGGGGATAAAAGCGCATGATTACCGGGTGGCGGCTTTGTGTTTTAGGTGTCATGCTGATATTGACCAAGGCAGCATATTAAACAAAGCAGAGCGCATAGAGATTTGGGAAGAAGCACACCGAAAGACCATAGCTCAACTTTTTGAACGTGAAATGATAAAGGTGATTTAATGTACACGCACACTGGAACACTACAACGCCTGAACGTGGCTCAGACAGTAAATATACGTCAAGCAGGAAAACTATGGATTGACGAGCAGGGAAGGAAATACTTAAAAGAAAACGGCAAGCGACCGTTAGACAGTTCAAATGGAATACGTTTATTGATTGAAACTATTAAGGAGAAAGCATGAAAAAGCTACTATCCGCCCTACTGTTCGCTGCTTCTGCTGCAAACGCACAAGTGACAGGAAACACACTCCTGGACAACATTGAAAGCAGTGAACATATGCTCAAAATGCATGCCTTAGGATACATAACGGGCATTTTCCAGCTTATGCGAGGAACCGCCCACTGTTCACCCGATGGAGTTACTTTCGGACAAGCGCGTGATGTTGTGCATAACTACCTAAAAACAGACCCAAAATATCGACACTTAGACGGATATGTAATAGTGATAGCTGTATTTGGCGCTACATGGCCGTGCAAAGGTCAAATATGAAAATGCATCGACCCGAAGCTCGATTAGAGCGCGGTGAATACTTAGCGCGCACGCGAGAGTATTGCCTGCGCGGTGAGCAATTGCCGCAGTCAAAGCTAACCGATGCTGACATTGAAGACATAAGAAGCGCGGCGCGGCAACGGGAAAGCCTACGAACGCATATCAAAAACAATTTAACAAACGAAGCGCTTGCAAAAAAGTACGGCGTACACCTGCGCACGATTGACAGAGTAACGTCAAATAATTCATGGTGGCACGTATGACATTACCTTATGACATGGCGCGTTGCGAAGCCAAAAAATGCGAACAGCGACATAAATGCGCACGTTTTACTT